AATATTTGATGAGGATGAGGATATGCCCGTGGTTAACATGCATTGTGTTTGCTTGGGTAGTAAGTTTGTTCTTTTTCCACACCATTTTTGGATTGCGTATTCTAAACGAAAGGCGTTGGGGCAGCACGTTCATGTGCGTTTGGAAAACATGAACCCTAGGAACGAGCGTGTGGGATGGTTTAAGATACCGTTGAATGCGACGACAGTCCAACAAGTACGCAGTCCCGAGGCCGATGGAGAGTTGGATTTGTGCGTTGCGTATTGCCATTCAGCCAATATTAATGGAGTGCGTAAAATTGAGGATTATATACCATCACGCAAAGAATACCAACGCTTGTTGGCTGGAAGAGAGCAGAGTGCTAGAGTGTTACAGGACCAAGAGCCCGAAGATTTGCCGGTGCGTATGGGGGTGCGGGAGCCCATTCTTTTCACATCAAGAGATGATGTGAGTAGAGATGCGACTTCGTACCATTTGATGGTTGCGGGCCTCTCTCATGGCAGTACAGTCAATGGCGATTGTGGACGCCCTTATCTTTTGTTGGATGAGAGTTGCATGGCTCCGTTGGTGGCAATGCATAGTGCTAAAATTTTGTCGCTTGCGGGGTCTCCACTTGGAGCAACCCCATTGATTTTGGAAGATATCCGTGCAGCCATGAATTCAATTGAAATACCAAAGGTCAAACCACTGGAGGTTAAGGGTGAGTTGCAGGGAGATAGAGTGTCGAATAAATTTTGGACTGGTGAATTACACACAGAAGGTAAAACTAACTGGAACGGGGTTCCATTGTCAGTATGGACTCCCACCACAACTGATAAAAGGCGGTGGTTGGAGCACCCTGAGTGGGAAGATAAGTTTCTACCATCGTGCAAGAAAGTGGTAGGTGAAAGACACGCACTGTATACGAATGCGCAGAAATGTGCAGTTCGTACTGACATGATAGTACCACATAGGATAATGCGGATGACAGTTGAGCATTATGTCAGGAAATTTCCAGTTGATCGTGACACAAAAATTTTTTCCGAGATGGAGATGATAAATGGCGTTGCTCCAATGCAGCCATTGATGATGAATACCTCTTGTGGGTTTGTTTCTAAGTGGTTCAAGAATGGTAAGAAGGAATTGTTTGATGAGATAGAGCAACCGCCAGATGAACAGAAGAGATATGTCTGGTCGGAGGCCGCATACGAGCGTATCATCCCTGTATATGGTGCTTCCTTCGTGGATCGTTTGTATACGGTTGAGAAAGATATGTTGTGTGGGGAGGTCCCGTTTATGCCTTGGGTTGCCACTATGAAGGATGAACTGCGTCCCATTGCTAAGGTGGAGCAATGTAAGACGCGCGTGTTTGAACAACCACCTTTGGAATTCTCCTTGTTGATGAGGAAGCACTTTGGTGCGTTTGCGAACTGGGTTAAGAGTAACCCAGGTTTCGACACCCATAGTGCTATTGGGATTGATAAGGAGGAGAAATGGCGTAGTTTCTATGTTGGATTGCGCGAAAAGGGTTCGCGTGGTTTTGACGTGGACTATTCGAATTACGATGGATCAGTAACGAGTCAGGCGTTTGACTTCTTTCGAATGATAACGGATCGTTACTATGGTAATGAGAGTGAAGTGCGACACGCCTTGTTGCATATTCTTCAAAATTCGTGGGTCATTGTTGGAGATCAACTAATGTATACCACACAAGGCAACAAGTCGGGGAATCCCCTGACCGACTTGTTTAATTCATTGACGAACGTTTGGTTGATATACGTTTGTTATTTGAATGCAAGGGTGATAGCTGGTCTGTCCTGCTCTCTAGCGGGATTTGATCAGGATGTGGCAATGCTGACGTACGGAGACGACGTCATCATTGCTGCAGATACAGCCACACTCGGCTACTTTGATAGGAAAGTCGTAGCTGAGTGTGCTCAGCGGATGGGTTATACCGTCACAGCTGCGAACAAGAGTGATGTGCTCACTTCGAGTGAGCTCATTGAAGACTTGACTTTTTTGAAGTCACGTTTTGTTCCTGATGGAGCAATTGTTCGTGCGCCGATGCCAAAGGAAGTGGCGGTCAGAGAATTGCAGTTCATTGACCGTCATAACGTTCATGATTCGCGAATACAGCGCGATATTCAAAATAACGCTGTACGATTTCGAGCCCATGATGGACGTGAAGCTTCCGAACGGATAATTCATCAGCTGGGAGAGTTGGGGAAAGTCGTGGAATTTGACTACGACGATTTCCGTCTCGAGCTGTATGATAAGCAAGTGGGTGACTCCCTAGGTCACTTACTTGAAGTCTAAATTTTTTACGCGGGTGCGGTTTTAGTGAGTTATTTTCACGTACCCTTTTAATAATAAATTGTAGACGGTGGGTTCTAATATCAAAAGACACGGTGTATTGCGTTTGACT